CACGGGGACGGCGGACCGACGGCTGGCGCTCGCCTGGAACCTCGGCCGACAGCGAGATCGCGACGGCCGGCGCGTTGCTGCGCGACCTCGTGCGCAACAATCCGCATGCCGCGAAGGCCGTCGCGGTCCTGGTCCGGCGCCGACCGCGTCGCGCCGCGGACGGTTTGGCCGTTCCGGTCCAGATGCAGGTTCTCGAGGCTGACTTCCTCGACGCCACGAGGAATGGCGAGATCGGTTCCGGCCATGCGGTCCAGGGGGTCGAGTTCGACGCTATCGGGCGTCGGCGCGCCTACTGGCTATTCGCCCGCCATCCGGGCGATGCCTTCGGCGCGCTGCAGGGCGGTTTCAAGAGCGCCGCCGTGCCGGCCGCCGAGATCGCCCATGTCTACGAGAAACAGCGCACGCAGGCACGCGGCGTTCCTTGGGGGGCGCCGGTGATCCGGGCATTGCGGGATCTCGACGATTACGAGATCGCCGAGATCGTGCGCAAGAAGACCGAGGCCTGTGTGACCGCGATCGTGTTCGGCGCCGACGAGGCGGAACAGGGGATTGCGCCGACGGTGGTCGATGCGGATGGCAACCGTGTCGAGCAGTTCGAACCGGGGCTCATCGCCTACGCCCGTGGCGGCAAGGAGATCCGGTTCAACCAGCCGGCGGCGACCGGCGGCTATGCCGAATACAAGCGGGCCAGCCTGCACACCGTCTCGGCGGGCTTCCGTGTGCCCTACGAGCTGCTCACCGGGGATCTCAGCCAAGTGAACTACTCGTCGATCCGGGCGGGGCTCGTCGAGTTCCGCCGCATGATCGATGCGGTGCAGTGGCAGCTGTTCGTGCCCCTTTTCTGCGACCGGGTCTGGAACTGGTTTACCGAGGCCGCCTGGGCGGCGGGGAATACCCCCGAGCCCATCGTCCGGGTCGAGTGGTCGCCGCCCAAGTTCGAGGCGGTCGATCCGCAAAAGGACGCCATGGCCGATCTTCTGGCCATTCGCTCCGGCACCGAGACGCTTGCCGAGGCTATCGCCCGAAAGGGCCGCAATCTGGACGCAGTCCTGGCAGAGATCGCCGCCACCAACGCCAAGCTCGACGAGCTCGGCATCGTTCTCGACAGCGACCCGCGCCGCGTCACCAAGACCGGCAGCGCGCAGGCCACCGCCAAGTTTGAAGAAACGGAAACGGAGAATTAGGCGATCACGATGCGTCCTACCGAAGGCCTCAGAGCGCGGCGCGAAGTTCTAGTCGTTGGTTTGTTGGTAGCAGGTCAGCTACTGCGAGCAACAATTCGAGGAGCCGTCGATCTTCTCCGCTCGACGAACTCGCCTCTCGGTGTTCAGAACGAAGGACCATCAAACGGACTTTCTGTGATTCTCCGCTGCGGGGGTGCTTGCCGAATTCAGCTAGCCAATCGGCGAGTTGTTCGAACAACGCCTCGTATGCCGGCGTTCCGAAACGCAGTTCCTCAAACCACTTGGAAAGAGCGTGTTCGGTGTTCCGACCGTCGAGTGCCTTGTAGTCCCGAAGGTAGTCTTCCGGGGTTAAGCCGTCATATCCAACGAACTTCGAAAACCCGAAGAGCGGCTTTTCCTCATTTTCGAGAACATAGAAAACATGGGCCTGACCCAATCGGTCTGCGAGTTCAGGGTGATCCTGCAGGCTGTCGTTCAGGGTTCTGATCGCGTTGAGCGCACTGTCCAGCTTTGTAACGAGATTCGGCATCTCCGCCTCCATCTAATTCATCTAGATCAACGCTAGATGATTCAGGCATCGATATCAATCTAAATCATTTAGATCGACGGTAGATGGGTGCGGGGTCGGAGACGCCACAATTGCCCAATGCCCAATCTGAGGATCAATTCATGGAGCAGATGATCGAACTGCCGGCGCTCCGCCGGATGGCGGAGCTCGCGCCGGGCTCCGTCGACAGCGACGCCCGCACCGTCGAGGTGATCTGGTCGACGGGTGCAAGGGTGCGGCGCGTGCCCTTCTTCGGCGACGCCTATGACGAGGAACTGAGCCTCGATCCGGCTCATGTCCGGCTCGAGCGGCTGAATGCCGGCGCGCCGTTTTTGAGGGTGCACGAGCTGACCGAGCTCGATGCCGTGATCGGCTCGGTCGCGCCAGAATCCGCGCGCATCGAGAACAGGCGCGGCTTGGCCACGGTGCGTCTCAGCGAGCGCGAGGACGTCGAGGCCATCTGGCGGGACATCCAGGCGGGCCACATCAGGGCGGTTTCCATCGGTTACCAGGTCCATCGCTACGAGGTGTCCAAGCCGGAAGGCGGGCGTGAGCTCTGGCGCGCGGTCGACTGGACGCCTTTTGAGATTTCCGCCGTTCCGGTCGGCGCCGACCCCGCCGCCGGCTTCCGTTCCACCGAAACCCTTCACGCCTGCGTCGTGCATCGTGCCGGCGCGGTTCCCAGGACCGAAAGGACCAATCCCATGCATGACGAAGACATCGAAGTCGAGGACGCGATCGACGCCGACGCCGACGAGGTTGCGCCGGAAGAGACGGAGCCGCCGCAGACTCGCGGCGAGACCAAACCGGCGAAGACCACCGAAGACCCGAAACCCGATGCCGAGGCGCTGGTCGCCGAGGCCCGCGCAGGCGAACGCCAGCGGGCGGCGACCATCTTCGACCTCGCATCCCGTCTCGGGCTGGAGCGTGGCGTCGCCGACGATCTGGTGAAGCGTGGCGTAAGCCTCGACGAGGCGCGCCGGCAGATCCTCGATTCCCTGGCGGAAACGTCCGAGCAGACGCGGACCTTTGGCCACGTCTCGGTGCCGCTCGGCGGGCAGGACGAGCGGGTGACGCGGCGCGATGCGGCCGCCAATGCACTTCTGCACCGCTACAGCCCGACCCTGTTCCAGCTTACCGACGCCGCCCGGCAGTTTCGGGGCATGACGCTGATGGAGTTGGCCCGGGAAAGCCTCGGCGAGGCCGGCGTCAATACCCGCGGCATGTCGCGGGACGAGGTGGCGACGCGAGCCCTGCACTCGACCTCCGACTTCCCGGAGATCCTGGCGGCGGTCACCAACAAGACCCTGCGCCAGGCCTACGAGGCCTATCCCCGTACCTTCCTCGCCTTTTGCCGCCAGGTGCTCGCCACCGACTTCAAGGCCATGCACCGGGTGCAGATGGGCGAAGCGCCGCAGCTGTTGAAGGTCAACGAAAGTGGCGAGTTCAAGCGCGGCACCATCGGTGAATCGAAGGAGAGCTACCGCATCGAGACCTACGGCCGCGTCGTCGGGATTACCCGGCAGGTGCTGATTAACGACGATCTCGATGCCTTTACGCGCATCCCCGCCATGTACGGCAACTCGATCGCTCAGCTGGAAAGCGATGTCGTCTGGGGCATCGTCACCGGCAACCCGGCGATGGCCGACAACAAGGCGCTGTTCCATGCCGATCACAAGAACCTGGAGGGCACGGGGGCTGCGCTCAGCGTCGATGCGGTCGGCAAGGGCCGCACCGCCATGGCCAAGCAGACGGGCCTCGACAAGAAGACCGTGCTCAACATCCGCCCCGCTTTCCTGATCGTGCCGGCGGCGCTGGAGCTCAAGGCGGAGCAGATGGTGGCGCAGAACATCGTCCCGGCGGAAACCCAGAACGTGGTGCCGCAGTCGATCCGCACGCTCAGCCCGATCGCCGAGCCCCGGCTCGATGCCGACAGCGATACCGCCTGGTACCTGGCGGCGAGCCCGAACCAGATCGACACCATCGAGTACGCCTATCTCGAGGGCCAGCAAGGCGCCTACATCGAGACCCGCAATGGCTTCGACGTTGATGGGGTCGAGATCAAGTGCCGCCTCGACTTCGGCGCCAAGGCGATCGACTGGCGCGGCCTTTACAAGAACCCGGGCGCGTAATCGGGTCCAATCCCCCTGATTGACGAGATGGGCGGCCAGCTGGCCGCCCTTCGTCTTTTGAACTGAAGGAGATGGCATGAATGGGGTGTGAGCGGCCGAAGCGCCCGATGCTGTTAGGGTGTTGGGAGAGGCGGATAGGTTGCAGGTTGGATGCGCACCTTAGGGCTGTTGACCCTGTGAAGGAGATTAA